CGGGCTGCATGACGTGCGGGCGGCGCTCGACGAAGTTGTCGACCGAGACCCGCATGAAGCCTGTGCCCAGCAGAAACGCCTGCTCCCACATCGCGAGCACGTTCTCGATCGTGCGTGCCTGCTCGACGACGATCCCGAGCCAGTGCTGCAGAAGCCGCGTCTGCGGCTCGTAGTAGGTCTTCGGCTCGTTCAGAACCTGGAACCACTGCGGCGCGTCGAGCAGTACGCCCTGGAGCTGCGACAAGGTGACGCGCAGCTTGGTCTGCACCTCGGGCACCTTCACGCGCGCCTGCCAGGGCTGCTTCATCCTGTCGAAGGTGCGCAGATGGTAGAGGTCTTCCATCCGCCGCCACTCGTCCTCGAGCGGGCGGCGCGCGGTCGCGGAGTTCTGCCGCGCCGCCATGATCGACTGCAGGATGTCCTGCTCGGTCATGGCGCGGGCGCGCTCGATGTCGACGATCCCGAGCTGCCGCCAGTCGTCGCGCTGTACGAGCTCGGCCCAGTTCGGGCTCGGGAACGGAGCGAGAAGTGATGCGGGCGGCGGGGGCCCCTGCATTGCGCCGCCGTATGCGGGTCCGGGAAGCCCCCCGGCTCCCATCCCGCCGCCCAGCACCTATCGCCTCGGCACGTACCCCGGAGTCACGCCGAAGCCTGCGTTCGTCCACTGCGAGGTGGGCCGAACGATCGGCGACGGAGCGGGCTGCGGGGTCGGAGCAACGGGCATGCCGCCCGCCCCATACGCCGAACCTTGCAACTTTGCAAGCTCCTGACGCACCAGATCTTGCACCACTGCACTCATGTCGGCCGGCTGATACTCGGGCATGGGGCGCTGCGCGAGGGCCGCCTCGGGAACGCCGGCGGGCGGAACGTGCCGGCCGGGCTGGCCGCTGAAGAACTGGGATCCCCCGTCCGGGTCAGTGTACGCGCCCGAGGCGAGGTTGCGCTGGAAGCGTTCCTGCCAGCGCGCCGCCAGCTCGGGCGACGGCTCGCGGCCCTCGTGCGCGGCAAACGGGATGCGGTCACCGCCCATGGTCACGTTCGGCTGCTCAGCGAGACGCTGGTTCGCGCGCTCGAACATGACGCGCTCGTCGCGCTCGCCGAGGCGGAACTGCTTGAGCAACTCGAACCCGTGCTTGCACCAGTTGCCGAACTCGACCGGGTCGTCGATCACCGCCGCGCCGATGAGGCTCGCGACGATGTAGCGATTCTCCGGGTGCAGCCACGCGGCGCGCACCTCGTTTCCGCCCTGCTGCCGCCCCTGCTGGAAGCCGATCTCCCACGCTTCCTGACGCAGCTTGCCGATCTCGGATTCGGTGGTCAGGACTTCGGGGTCGGCCACAGCCGCAGCCATCGCCGCATCGGCCATTGCCTCGGCTAGCTGTACCCCCTCGGGATCAGGTGCCGCCAGTCGCTCGGCGTCATGTACGACTCCGCCAGGCTTGGAGCGCCGCCGCGGCTGCGCGTCCTTCGCTCCCCTGGGTCGTCCACGTCGCTTTGCTGGTAGCTCATTGCCAGCGGGCTCCCCGACGCCAGCGGCCCCTCGTCCCGCAGCAGCTTCTTGAACGTCGGCTCCGCTGCCCGAAGATACATCGCCAGGTCCACCCAGTCCTTGCCCGTCTGCTCGTAGAACTTCCGGTCCCTCTTCGACGGATCTGCGACCCACACGAACCTCCTGAAGGCCCACAGCGGGCCCTTCTGCATCTCGGCGACGCTGCGACAGATGCGCAGCTTCGGCACTTCCTTCTGCTCGGCACTCGGATTGTAAGAAGGGCGCAGCCAGTCGTGCAGGGTCTGCACGTGGGTGTCGACCGACTCGCGGTAGTCGATGCCCGCCCGGCGGAACTTCTCGAACCAGTCCTGTTTCAGATCGGCGTCGATGCGGTGCTTGCCGCCGCGCCGGTCCATGATCGCCAGGTCCGGCTGTCGCCCGACGAAGCGCCGGTGCGCCTGGATGTCGCGCACCATCCTCGAGAAGCCGTCGTTCGGCACCTGAGCGGCGTGGAACCAGTACCAGTTCTCGTCCGGGTCGACGGTGAACCAGCCGCAGTGGAGCGGCCGCTTCATCGCCGGGTCGACGATCTCGACCACCGGCCAGCCCCAGCGACGCACGTCGATGTCAGGAACGACGTGCGTCTCCTCGAGCACGTAGGGGAACTCGAGGTCCGCGACGCCGGCGAAGATCCCGAACTCGCGCGCGGCGCGCTCGGCAGGCGGGATGAGGGCCAAGAAGGTCAGGATGCGGTCGTGCGGCAGGACGCCGACGCCGGGGTTGCACTGCGCGCAGTTCGCGTGGATGTCGATCGGCGGGAACTGCGCCACCGCCCCGTAGAGCGGGGAATCGGGATCCTTCCCCGGCTCGATGAGCTCGTCGAGGATCCACGCCTCCTTGAGCGGCGTCAGCGACAGGTCAACCCGGCCGCGGCGGGCCATGAGACCTCGGCGCACGGCGTTGAAAATCGCCTGCGGCGGCGGCTCGTCGAACCAGGCGCGGTCCCAGACCGCACCCTCGAACACGGACACGTCCTGCTGGTAGGACATGAAGACCGCTTCCGCGCCGGTCGCGAAGCGCCAGAGGTAGGGGAAGCCTTCCGCGTTCTTCTTCGGCGCGCCCTGCAGCATCGCCGGCGAGATGAACTCGGCGAACTTCGGCAGCACGTTGTCGCGCAGCGCGTCAAACGACTCGCCCGAGACGAGCGCCCGGTAGCCGCGCTTTGAGCCGCGCTGCGGGCGCGCCTGGTCCTTGCCACCGAGCGCGATCGGGCGCATGCCGGTGCAGCCCGAGATCGTCTCGATGGCACCCCAGGTCGTCTTGCCCTGCTGGTTCGGGGCGACGACGGGCCGGATCTCGTGCTCCGACTCGTACCACGGAAGCTGGTAGCGGAGTGGCGTGAAGCGCAGGAAGCCCGTTGAGTTGACGATGGCGTCGGTCTGCTCGGTGAGCGACCGGAGCTCTTCCGCCAATTGTTCCGGCGTCAGACCGGAAAGATCAGGGGGATTTTTCGATTTTTCGTGCGCCACCGCACGACGCGAATAATCGCTTTCTTGCAGTGGTGCAAGAAATCATTCCACGTCGAGGCAAATCATCAGGTCGCGCTCGTTTGCCCAGCGGACAGTAGCCGGGTCGACCAGCTCGAGCAGCGTGTCGAAGTGGTCGCGCGTGCCGCAGCAGTCGAGGCGCACGGCGTGCGTCCGGTCGAAGTTCTTGGGCTCCCAGATCAGCATGTGACAGCCGCAGCGGAACAGGATCGTGTCCTTGTCCCAGATCTCGAGGATGCCGAGATCAGGCATCGTCCGGCTCCGGCGCGACCTCGCCGGGCAGCAGGTTCCAGCCGGGATCCTTGATCGGCACCGTGGGGTCGAGGAGCTTCGCGCGCAGATCCTCGACGTAGCGACGCTCCTCGTCGTTCAGCTTGATCATGCGGTGGAACGTCGTCGGGCGGCCCTTCGGGTACTCGCCCTGGTACATCCTCTCGGGGTGCCACGGCAGGTCGAGCATCTCGCGCAGCCACATCTCGCAGAGCTCCGCCGCCCACGGGATCGTGCCCCACATGCGCAGAGGCACGAAGTAGTCGTCCGCGCCGCCGACGATCACCGTGTCCTTCGGGTCGATGATGCCAACCCACGCATGCCACGCCATCGGCTCGTCGTCGTCGACCGTGAGCCCCGAGACGACGCGGAAGCCGTTCACGACCTTCGTCTCTCGCGTCACGACATCGCGAGAGAGCATCGGCTCGCGGTGGCCCTTCGTCTCGAGCCGCTCGAGCGCGATGCGCTGGCGCTTAGTGTACTTCGTCAGGTCGATCAATGACCGCCTCCAACCGCTGAACGCGGCGCAAGAGCTCGAGATCATGCTGCGCGAGCCCGCCCATGTCGAGCATCGCGCGCTCGAACAGCTCGAGCAGCGCATCGATGCGCGCGTGCGCGCACTCGATCGATTCGCACTGATGAAACTGATGCCTCTCGTCCTTCTTCTCGTCTTCGTTCATCGCATCGCCTTCTGCCGCTCGCGCCAGCGTCGCTGCGCCTCGC